AGAATACCACCATCGCGAACCACTGAAGCAATCGCCATGTGATACATTTCCATCCGGGACACGCTCCGATTGGCGCAACAATTCTCCGGTTTGCCCGCCTCTTTCCATGCTTGTTCAATCGTCCTGTTTGTATCAACATCTTCATTGAACTTCCCGGTGGTATCGTAAGTACCCACCTTCATTTCCAGGCGGAAAGGTTCATCGCCCGCAACATTTGTACACCAAGCCTGTTCAATCGCATATCCATAGGGATTATCACGGACCAACCGACGGGCGCGTGAACGGGATGCGGATATTGATGTTTGTATTTCCGCATTGCTGGACGTGATTGAAAAGGGGAAGTCTTGCGAAAGATTGGTTGTAGTGGCGGCATCATACATCCGGGAATGACGCAATCTTGTCCCGTTGGGCAATCTCCGGGAATGTTCCGCCGCCTGACGGAGCAGGGCGGCATCAGCGGGCTTTACCGTATGCTGTTTTAATTCTTTACCGGTGCGGGTGATTTGTATGCCAAAAGCTTTCATGGCCAATAATTAAAAGGATTATCAGGACCGGCTCCTGTTGGGGCAACCCCGGCTGTGCCGGGAGTGGTGATGTTAAACCGGGATACAATCTTGCGCCGATTAGGCAGACCCGCCTTGGCGCGTTGAGTATTTATTTCACCCTGGCGTTCACGGATATACTTTGCCCGCTCCTTGTAAAGTTCCATCCGCTGCACACGTTGAATGCGCGTGCCTTCAACATCTGTAACATCCAACACTGTGCAGGCCAGCCGTTCAAGTTGAACCTCAATGCTGGCCAGCATCCGTTGCGCGTGGGTGGTAATGTTGGTATTACCGTTCAATGCCGATTCGTCCACCACCACAACGCAAGGCGCAAGGTAAATCATCGCCTTTGTTCCGTCCACATTCACCGCCTGACCTTGGAGTTCATAATCTCCAGGTTGCCAAGATTCAGTTACAACAGCAGGAACAAGAATGACGTGTTCGTCAATGTTTGCGGTAGAAATAAATTCAATCGCTTTAACACCCCCACGCATGGAATACAACAGTGACCATCCGGCGGATGCGGGATAATTTTTAAGATTCCGTGTGAAACTGATGGTGGTGCCCTGCCCAATGGTGGCGGGTTCTCTGTAGACTATAGGGAGGGCAGCCATCAGTAAATTGATGGGAGTCAATTTATAACATCTGACCAGGTGGTAAAGTCTTCCAACTGAAAATTCAGTTTTCCCTTTAAATCAGCGTTTTCTGTTCAAGCTCCGCCGATTTTAAGTTTAAACAGGCTTGCTTGAAATAGCTTTCCTTTAACTCAACACCGACAAATCTACGACCCATCTTGATGGATTGATAGCCTTCGCTACCAATCCCGGCAAATGGAGAGAACACAACGTCATTTGGATTTGACCATAACTCCAATGCCCGTTGAATAACCTGTAGTTGCAAAGGGCAAATGTGGCGCTCATCATTATGTTCGCGGGCTGATTCCCGTTGCAATGTGTCCGATGGATTAATATCCATCCAAACAGGGGACGCATATTTTTGCCACACATCAACCGGAAAAGATTCATCAGTATGCGAAACCCGCTCGGGATTATCGCCCGGCTTTCGCATTGTCACCAAATAATCAGGAATGCCCTGACGGGACATGCATGAATCTTTTTTGATCTGCTTATGAAGCAACCCAAGAGCTTTGGTTCTCTGCATGGCTGTCACGGGGTCTTTCCAGATGCAAACCTCTGAATGAAATATCCATCCGGCATTTGTGAATACACGGATTAAATCCCCCCGGAAATCACGGGTGCCAATCACCCCATGAGTTTGTTTGGTGGTGGTTAGGTTCATGCAATGAAAAGAAAGCAACCGGCCCGGCATTGTCACACGTAATAATTCCGGCACAAGGAATTCGCCAAAGTGTTTAAAGAATTGTTCATCATCCCGACAATTACCCATGTCACGCTCACTGTTGCTATAAGTGTATAGCGATGAAAATGGCGGACTAAAGATGGTGAAATGCAAAGAATTACTTGGCAAGCTTTTGATAATTTCCACGGAATCACCATGATACAACGACCATAGATTAGAATGTTGTTGATTGATTACTTTGGTATACTGTTTACGGGGAGGGGGCATCATAAAAATTTCGGTAGAATAAGTTTTTGCTGTGGATTGTAAGTAATAGTTTCCTTGGAAAGTCCCTTGATTTCGACGCTGGAAATATCAGCCATGTGCCGCACCATCTCCGATGCCATCTTTTGGGCATCGCTATCCTTGCGATGTATGTTCGCAAGCACAGCACCCTCAAGGGCGGATATGATGATGTGTGCGTTTACTTCCTTCTTTTGGCCAAAGCGCCAGAATCGCCGGATCAGTTGGTAAAACTCCTCATAGGAATCAGACAAGCCAACGAGTGCAGTATTTTGACAACACTGTAAATTAAGACCGTAACCCCAAAGAGACGGCTTGGTTACCACTCGATTGATCTGGCCTGAAATAAAACCCTGGGCGATTTCCTCGCGCTCTTCTTCGCTGGTTGAACCCCTTAACTCAACAGCATCTAATTCTTTGGCGATGATCTCAGATTCAGAATTAAGATTACACCAATATACCCATTGATCATCCGTGGCTAATTCAACAGCTTTTTGTATACGCTCCGATTTGGATTCCTTCCGGGCAGTCCGGCGCTCTTGCAGTGAAGATGCCGGAAGCGCGAACAGATAGCCGTCCATCTTTTGATTTGATTCAACCACATGCTCAAACATGTTAAGTTTTGGCAGCTTGAATCCCTTGTCATCATAATTCAAATCCGAAGGCCTTCGTATATTAACAGCCCAACTAGACATCCACTTCCAAAAATCATCCTGCGCATGACCTTTAAGCCTCCATTTAGCCGTGTCACCACCGTCATGCACAAAAAATGTCGCCAGCATTTCCGTGCGGGACATCACACCCAAAAACTCCGCATGATTACCCAATTCCATAAAATCATTTGGTGCTGGAGTAGCCGTGCAGGCAAGCTTATAAGGTGTGCGGATAAATGAAGTTATAATTAAATCCCGCGTGGCTCCGTCATATGATTTCAGGATTGAACTTTCATCGAGCACGACAGCGCCAAACAAGGATGCATCAAACCGATGTAATTTCTCATAATTGGTAATGTATATTGCCCGCCTGGTAATATCAGATTGAGATGCGGCCAATCTTACTTCAACCCCAAATTTAACACCTTCCCTGATGGTTTGCTTTTTTACCTCGTTCGGAGCCAAAATAAGGATGGGCCGGTTTATCTTGCGTAAAGCCTCATCCGCCCACGCGAGCTGCTGGGGGGTCTTACCCAGCCCGCAATCCTCAAAGAACGCCGCCCGTCCACGGCGCAAACCCCAGCGCACAATATCCCGCTGGAAATCGAACAGATTTTTGTTTAATGATTCTGGTTCAAATCCAGACGGATGATCCACGATTCTTTTGTCATCCAGAAATTGTTGGTAAGTCTTAATCATAAAATCATATCACATCCTAGGATATTGTCAAAACAATTTCTTCCGCAGAGAAAACCTCTTACGCTCAACAGATTTATCAGGTTCTGACTTGGTGACAATTTGAGTGGGAATAGGAGCGGCCATTTGCTTACCCTCAGCATCTGTGATGCGCTTAAGTTTCTGCTTCCTGATTAATTCCGCCTTGATAAACTTCACCACAGGATTTAGTATATCAACCGCAGCCAAAAAATAAACTCGAATGTCCAGAGCCTCATTGCGGTCACGAATCTTCTCGTAGTGTTTTTCCGCATAGCCCCGGAAATGCCTTGTCTTTGTTTCCTCGGCTGTGAGCTGGTCAAAGTAACCATCCTTGCGCTTCTCGTATCCGCAGCCAACAGGATAATGCATATATCTCGGTCCGGGGGTTTGAATCTTCATGCGGGCAAAGAGTATGTCCTTCGCCGTCTCCGTGCCCACAGAATAAAGCGTTATACGATATTTTTTATTTTTGTGGGGATAAACAAGGAGTGATTGCTTGTTCTTACCCGCCGCACCAAACACCGGATAGCAATGCGGATGACCAAGTCTCTTAACAAACGCACGCACCATCTTGCCTTTGTGCCGATGATCCAGCGCAATGCAATCAACTCGGAGCTCTGTCCCGTCCCTGCGCTTGAATTTGGTTTGAGTCTTGGCGGCGAAATCTTCCCACGTGGAATCTTTTTCAGTGTCGCCTTGAACCTTGCCATATTGTATGCCCCATGTTTCCTCATTCTCACCCAAACCAATAAACTCATATTCAATCCGATCGCCTTGTATATCACTAATAAGGAATACAACAACAATGTCATCAGGCAATGAATCTGGTTCGTACACTTCCAGCCTGTCATAAAATGGACTGGCATCCAGTTGTTCCGCCTTTTCCACGTGCGGCTCGCAAAGAAACGTGTTTTTCCATGCGACCCGTGCAGCTTCGCCGGATGTATACGCATCATAAAATTCAGCGGCGAATTGATGAAGTTTGCTCTTATACCCCTTCTTCGCTGGAAAGACCGTATTCAAACCATTGAGCCAGTATCCTCTAATCCCCCTAAACTGTGCAGTAGGTCGCCATACGCCCGATAGTATCGCAGCCAGACGCATCTTATCATCCCACCTCGCCTGACAATCCGGGCATTCGTACCAAGCTTCCTCATGCAGATGCGGCTCTGGCCATTTGACGTTCTTCCACTCAAGCACATGAAACTTGCCACAGCATGGGTTCTTTACGAACCATTTACGCTGGTCAGACTTCAGCCACCAATCATGGATTCTACTCCCGGTAGTCCTGCCGGTTGCCGCATCGCCCTCACGCGGTTCACGCAGGAGCCGGGTAGCGGTGGATGAAACCACTTGTATACTATCTGCATAATTTTCTGCGCGGCCAAACGCCCGAGTGATTGGGTCGCCCTCACCTTTACCATCCTCCGTCATGTCATCTTCCATGGCATCCACTTCATCGCAGATAACAACCGGAGCTTGAACCTGACGGAAGCCTGAACGTGACTTGGCACCGATGGCGGATATAACTCCACCTGGGTAACTCTTTTCAAGTATCGTATTCTGGCCGGCTTCCTTGCTGTGCTTTGTTCTTACTAAACGCCGGAGCGATGGCGTGGATTTTATCATCGGGTCAAAAAATTGCTTTGACCATTTCTTGGCGGATTCAACGATGGGATATACGATTAATATATTGCGCGGATTCTGCTCAATCTGACTGCCTACCAGATTGTTTTCCATTTCCGTCTTACCTAGTCGCTTGGCCCAATAAAGCACCGTCGTTTGAACATCAGGGTGCGTGAATTGATCTTGCGGTTCTTGCTGGTAAGGCGTCATGCTCACCTGGTACTTGCCAGGCCGTGCTGTAACATTTCTGCCCAGCCGACGGCGCAATTCCGCCCATTCCCACACGGGCAGCATCGGCGGAGGATCAAAGATACTATGGACTGCCTCATGTATCTCGCGCAGGATGGATGCCTGACGTTTAGTCCACTTCTTCTTCGTCGGCTGTTTCTTCATTTTTCAAATCCTCAAAGTATTTACTCACCGGAATAGACCCAAGGTCCTTTAACAATTCGTTGCGCTCGCCCAGGGACAAGGACGACTGTTGAATCTTTTCTTTCAAGTCCCGGATGTAATCCGCCCAAACCTTTTCAACCATTGCAGCAGGTATATTATTGCGTAATAGATTGTCGGTTTTCATTTCCTTCATGAAAGCCGATGCATTGGTATCTTTGATGCGAGCGCGGACCAACTCCACATCTTGATCTCCAAACAAAGCCTCTATGATTTGTTTCGTTGAGAAATAACCATCCTCCGCAGGTATGGCGTTGATTGCCCGGAGTTTCTTGCCGACGGTATGATCATCAACATCAAACTCCAAAGCCACCATGTGTTGATTCCAGCGTAACGCTGTGTTTGGTGTTCCTGTTCTCATAATTCCTTCGCAAGTTTAACTACCGGCTTGAGCTTTGCTTTGAGTTCCTGCCGCGCCAGAAGCGGATATTGTGAAAGGTTAACCTGTGACGCCCACTCCGCAATCCAGCACAGTTTCTTATCAAGCTCGCTCGTCCTTAACATCACCCTACCACCGCGTTTCTGCCAGCGTTGGACAGCTGAATTAGCGATTGAAGCGCGGGCATCCATCTTCCATTCCCCTGCCACTCTTGGAATCGTAAGCCCGCGCGCTTTAAGTATTTTACGCATCTTGTTCACGCGCCGAAAGAATTCCTGTTTGGACATGCGCAGAGCCGCTCCGATGTTTTCGCCTGACTCATTCTGGTTTGGATGCAAACCCATGATATACATAAAGATGTTAAGCCAGCGAAACATTTCAATTGGATTTGCCGCCCCCAACGTCAACACATGATGAAGCAACCTTGCGGCAGTAACAGCTTCTATGACAGGAACAACCAATTCATTATCACCCGCAAGCCGGCGGTCCACCTCGTCAAAATCGAAATCGGTAGTTTGCTCAATGTGGCCATCAACAAATCCAGTCATGATTTTTTGTGGTAAAAACCTTGTTCATCTTTTCGTAATATATTCACTTCGCATAATTGTTTCAATGCGTAATAAACACCCGTGCTGATCTTGTCCATGTTACCGGGATATTGACGAATGGCGGCGGCTCGCGCATCAGCTGATGAAAATTTATCGGCCAGCAACGGCAGGGAAAGGCGGATGCATTCAAGCACCGTGGGTTGTTCCGCAGGCTGAGTTTGAATCTTTCCCCATGATGTTTGCAATTCACCCACTTGTTCCGGCTCTTCGCTTAACTTCTTCAATTCTTGCACCGCTTGCATGCAACGTTCCATTTGGTTGTCCA